TGAAACGAATAGCACCTACCCCAAAAAGTCTAACCATGTCTAACTCACAGAGTTCACAGTAAGGCTGCTGTATGTCTTCAGTTATCTCGGCAACAACTGTTTTTCTACCACCACAGTTTTCGCAAATATAAGTGTATGTAGGCATTAGAGTTTCCAAACTGTTCCAGTAAAGTCTGCATCACGTTCAAGAGCAAAACAAACCAGTCCAGGCTGACTATCCTCCCCTGACGTTAGACGGTAATAATTAGATCCGTTATCTAGTGTGCTTGCTTGAACCCAGAAACGAGATGTCCCACGAGATGTAGATCCTAGTTCTTGAACTCGTAGGTGGTGGAAGTGTCCGCTTATTAGAACGGTTGCACCTGTTACGGATTGCTTACCGAACGATTGTTTACGCCACCAATCAGGGATTCCTTCAGGTCTATTGGCTTGATGTCCATGAACCATACCTAAGACATGAAACCCATCACCAAACACGTCATACGCTAAAGATTCATCATGTTTAGCGGGTTCGTGAAACGTAATGTCCAAACCAACTTCTTTGCTTAGTCGTGCAAGAGTTCTTCCAATGTGAATACCCCAGTCATCAGTTGCACTACCAACCTTCTGTTTGTTGACCCTGAACTGGCAATGATTTGAACCTACGCTCAGATAAGTTATGGGTGCATACTTTACAAGTTGCTTCAATGCTTCCCACGCTAGAGATGTAGCCAAGTCAACCTGTTGCATAAGGCTTAGATCATTAGTTGCCAACTGATGCAAATCAGCCACGTTTCCAAAGTTTTCAATAGTATCGCCTACATCGCAGAAGATGATGCGTTCAGGTTTAGTCTGCTTGACTAACTTGAGCAACTTGGTTTGTGTCTGACTGACTCTTTGTAGCATCGCTTCAATACCGCCACGATGGTCAACCTTACCCACCTGCAAATCAGACCACAAAACAATCAACGCCTTACCCTGTTCAACAGGTTTGGCGACAGGTGATTTAGTTTTCTTGGCAAGTGAATAAAGCAACGGTAAATCAACCGCACTTTTCTTTCTTCTCCAACGCACCTTAACTGCAGTATGCCATGCAGGTTCTAGTGGGAAAGGTCTTGCAACCTGCCAACGACTAATCTTAGGTTCACCCACAATCTCAACCTGATCAGGGTCAATACCTGCATCACGCAAAAACGCATCAATATCTGCAGGTGCATCACCTTCAACAGCAGGCAAAGTTGCTTCACCGCCATCACCGTCAAACACGACTGATGGATTCCAACCTTCAGGTGCAACAATCTTCGGTGCAGGTGTAACTAGATTTTCCAACATGAGCAACGCTTCTCTCTATGATTTTTGATTATCGTATCGCTCAACTTAATTCCACGCTTCAACAATTCATTCTGCAAAGTCTTACAACCCCACGCAGGATTCATAACTGCATCTTCCAAAATAGCTGCATCAGATTTAGGTAGTTCTTCTTTTAAAGTTCTAACCTTACAATTCCAAAGTTTTACAGGCAGAGTCAAATCTTCAAGCATCAGCGTGTTTCCAATTTCGGATCGTAGTTCGCCCCATACGGTTGAATAAGACGTTTAGCAAGGTTATCTGCAAGAGTTTGCATAACATCACCCTGACCTGCAGACACAAGCAACAAGTCTGCTAACTGATATCTAATCCCATCAAAATCTGAACCCCAAACCAGGTTCGGATCACGAAGCAACTCAACTGCTTCATCAATAGCCCTAGTCATCATTGTTATCTCCAAACCCATGTTCATCAATATATTCAGCCTGCGTAATGTAGGCAACGAAAACGCTTGTAACAACCAACGCAAAAATACCTACCGCAACAACCCCAACCAACGTCAAAATAATTTCAAACATCAGTCAACATCCACCGCATCAGTAAGCTTCTCCAGAATTAGATCCAAGATAGACTGCATCTGAGCGTTAGAGATAATCTCAGCCCGCTCCAACTCAATAAGAGCATCAGTAGTACGGTTAGCTTCAGCAGCCCTACCCGCAATCTCCCCAGCCTTATAATCACGGCTAAAAATGTTTACGGCATTCAAGTGCTTACATTTACATTCAACAGTGCAATTAGTGCAAGTCATTTCGTTCTTCTTTCTATTTTTATTAGTTTATTGCCTTTACTATCCCAAAAGTCATCCATACTTTCTAACTCATCTAAAAGTCTAAAGCATCTACGCTTGGAAAAGCCTGTTTCAATCTGCATAATGTTGACCGCTTCAGCCTGCCAACGCACAATTGCCTGCTTCTTAGCCTGGTTGATTTGCCACCAAAAGATTGCATCCTGCACTGCTAAACGCTTCGGGTAAGGCAACGGTTTGTAGTATCTCATCGTTCACACGCCAAAATAGCTTGTTCTTCAGTAGTGTATGTTTCCCAACAGTTCGGTTGACGTTCAGCCCAAAATACAAGAATAGTGATCAACACGCTTAGAGCTGCAAGAGCAGAAACAATGAAGTAAAAGGATTTACGCTTCGTCAAATCAGTCATTTGTTTTCTCCCTTAATAAGAGCAATAAGGTCATAAGCTGCAACATCGTTATTACAGCAATAACATCTTTCGTTATCCTCACCCCATTTTTTTAGCAGTTTGATAATTCTTTTACGTTCTGTTTTGATTCCCTGTTTCAGTAGCTTATTTATTTTCTGCTCTGCAACTTCTTCATTAGACTTCATAAGTTCACGTTCAGCATGAGTTTTACCGTATTTCATTTGTTCTCTCCCTTGATAAGAGCAATCAAATGCTCATCGTAATCTTGGCTTCCACATGACCAACATTCAATCCCACCACCACCCGAAATAGTAGTCGTACAATGTTCATCTAATATTTCAATAATGCGTTTTCTTTCAATTCGTTTTGCTCTTCGTATTGCTTTTCCAAACAAGTATTCATCTAAGTTTCTAGGTTTCATTTGTTTTCTTTCTCAATAAGAGCAATGTATTTACACGCACAAGGAGCAAAATGAAAACGCTCATCTGGTCTGCACTGGTCGTTCTCTAGCAGTTTGATGATGCGTTCACGCTCCTGCCTTACACCTTGCTCAATCTTTCCCCGCAAAGTTTCATCAAACCAGGTACGAGTCATTACCAAGTTAGTTCCATGCTCACGGCACTTACAAGTAGTCATCACCAACACGCCATTAGGTTCTTTACTCAACTTCTTCCCCCTTCAAACCCTGAATAACCTTATAAACATCCGCAGAAACAGGTAAGTTCATCAATAAGTCAATGATGCGTTTGCGTTCAGTAATAGCACCTGCACTATAAGCCTGCCTAAGACTCAACTGAATAGATCCATAAGTAGTAGTAACTTCATCATCGTTCTGCCATTGTTCGTTCATTAGTTTTCTTTCCTAACTGCAACCTTGATTGCAAATAAAGCGATTAAAGCAACACAGACTGTAAACACAATCGGATTAGTAAATACAAGCATCAACCAGCCTGCAACGTGAGCAAAAATAAAGAACCCTGCTAAGGCAACTGCTAACTGCAAAATAAACTTCAACATTACAGATTCACCATCCCCAACGCTTTACGAACTTCATTGATCGCCTGCATACGGTTCACTCGTGCTTCAGTCATGTATGCGATAACCGCTTCATCCCACTCAAGGAACAAGTGTGTGAAGTCTTTGAAATCCTTACCTACATTTACCCACGCTCTATAAGCGTTCACTGCCTGCAAAAATAGTTCAGTGGTATTCATTACGCACCTACTTCCACGCCAGCAAGAAACTTCATCTTTAGTTGTGTGTGAACATCGCAAACAAAACGAGCATCGTTCCTAAACGCATCCATACAGTTGATGGCATAGTTATCTCCACCAACCCAATCAACAGAAGTAACCCAATAATCTTTTCCGTTTAGGTGAGTGAAAACATCTGATGCTTCTAATTCGTAAACAGGCTTTAGCATTATGCACCTGCCTTTACGATCATTAGTGCAATCTTGATTGTAGAGAAAACTGGTTCTCCATGCTTCGCTTCAAAACTCTGGCCTGACTGACCCCAAGTGTTTGGCTTAGATCCAACTTTTCCGTTTGAGAAAACCCAAGCGAACTCTGGGGACATCTTTACGCCAATTCCAAACTGTCTGTTCCATGTCTGAGCGATTGCCAATGCTTCTAGGTTCTGGCGGTTAGACTTCTTGCTAACTCCTGTTTTGATTCTTGCCATTTTGTTTGTCCTTCGTTTTGTCCTTTACCAACCGTTTGGCTGATAAGACAATTATTGCATCTCTAGGCCAAAATAAGCAACTTTATTTTCCCTGCGTGTCGCCATTGTTATCAATTCGTTATAAAACGTTATTTGTATAGAAAACCGCTAAAACTATACAGATAGAGCAGTTTATGGATAGGCGGTTATGGTAACTGCGACCCCAGACTGCCCAGTCGCATAAACCTTGCTTATGTCCAACCTGACCACCTGCGAATCATCCTTCCAAACCCCAAGAATCTCCCCAGACTTAGATCTAGCGGTGATGCCATCTAGAAGCGACCTGGCGACCTTATCTAAATCAGGTGGCACTGTAGGCAGTTCACGCTTCACAGACGGTCTGCGAGTCAAATAAAAGACTGCTTCAACCTTCACTGCACCTTCAAACTTAGAATCATCGCCTGAATCTTTCATGCCCTGAATCACTGCATCGCTGACTGCTTTTCTCCAGGCAGGCAACTTAGGTGAACTCTCAATAATCATCGGAATATTTGCCCCAGACTTGGTTGTTCTAGTGCCAACGTATTTCTTAGATCCTTGCGGTGCAGGGTCAACACCGAACACCGTAAAACTAAAACTATCTCTTGCCATAATAAGCACCCAAAATAACCAACCAGAAGAAAACCCCTACCGCTCCGTTTAGGAACGATAAGGGTTGACTTGTGTTCAAAGAATTAACGATAAGCAACAGCCCAATCAGATACCCGACTATCCATTGCTTCATCTATTTATTTAGAACGGTGCAGAAACTGCAACAGGTGCAACAGGCTTCTCAACCTGAGCGTTGTTGATGTCTAGTTTGACCTTGCGACCTGGCTTGCCAGTCTTATCTTCAAAATCTTCAATCTTCGTGCTTAGTTGCCCAAACACAGTAACTTCTGATTCAACAGCGATGTCGTGAGAAACCGCAAACCATACTGTCCAAGTTCTTGTGTAATCTTCACCAGTCGCAGACTTGTAAGACTCTACAAGCGACAAACCCTGATTTGATGCACCAAAAACTTTTGAAACTTTACCTGAAACTTTTACAACAGCCATGTGGATCTTCTTTCTTATTTTCGTAGATTAATTATTTTTATTTTTTTGTTGCAGATTTATCTTAGTGCTACGGTGCGACAACGTGGGAAGGATTCACACAATCCTTATGATTACATAACCTAAACCCAGGCATCACTGCACTGCCATTACTATCAATCGGGTTCAAGTCATTATCAAGCAACCCCTGATACGGAGTGCAACGCAACTTCCCATACTGAATCGTTAAAGCAGGCTTCACCCTGCAACTAATACACTTCAAATCAGTTCTGCCACGCTTCTCAGCGTTCACAACCCACTTGAACCCACACCTGCAACACTCAACCTGATTATCTTGCATCAGTTATCTCCCTAACCCTGCTCCTACTACCATCAAAGAAACTATCAAAACTACCTACAGCACCATGACGGTTCTTCACCACATCCATAACCAGCAACGACTTACTTCCAAACGCTAAACGATCAGGATGCTCACCAGCAAGAATCTTCGTATCACGAGCAACATCAAGTTCAGACTGTTTACGACTCAACATCACAATCACATCCGCATCTTGCTCAATCTGCCCTGAATCACGCAAATCAGAAGCATTAGGTCTATCTTCAGGTTTATTATCCACCCTACGATTCAACTGAGCCAACGCCACAACCGCCACATTGAACTCTTTCGCCAAATTCTTTAGATCAATGCTTATCTGACTGACCTTCTCATAAGCACTAGCCTTTGGGTTGCTTGCAGAAATCAACTGCAGATAATCAACAACAACAACTTCAACATTACGTTTAGCCTTCACCGCAACAAGATAAGCACGAAGTTGTGAAACAGTCTGACCACCCTTATCGGCAACAAGCAAACGATTATCAACTTTCGCAATCATCTCTCCAACTGCACGTTGCTGATCTTTAGTCAACTCACCACGCTCTAACAAACCCAAGTCAATGTCTAACTCACCTGCAACTACACGCTTCAACAAATCCGTCTTATCCATCTCCAACGAGAAAAATAAAACATCATGCTCACGAGCAATCTCCCAAGCAAGTTGCAAACCAACAAGCGTCTTACCAACCCCAGGTCTAGCACCAAACACATAAAGCCTAGACTGCTTCAACCCCACTATGAGTGAGTTCAAACCTGCAAAACAAGTCTTAATCAACGCCTTCGGAGAAAGAACATCGTTCAACATCACCTGCAAATCCCAAGCCAAATGCGGAATCTCAACAGCCTGAACAACCTTCAACGCATCAAGTTTGCTACGCAAAGTATCTATACGCTCAGAAACATCACCATTTTCAGCCTGACTCTCCAACGCAATCTGAACCAACTGCCTAGACACAGACTGTTCAACAACCTTAGAAACATAAAACGGAAGATGAGCAGGAACAAAAGCAAGTTGCAACGAATCTAAAACACGCTGACGAACAACAGGATCACTGACCCGCTCCAACACCAACCAAACATCCAACAAACCCTTCTCAGCGTAAACAGCCTGCATCACACCGTAAGCCTGCCTAAACCAAGGCGAATCAAAATCATCAGGTTCAAGTTGAACATCCCTAAAACTGATACCCCTTGTGTCTAACAGACACCCAACAACAAGTTCTTCAAAATCAATCGTAGAAGTCATCACATTTCCCTTTCAGCCTGCGAAGCAGATTTGTCCAAATACGCCCACCAACGAGCAACACGAATCTCATCGGTATAAGCAGAACTGCAATCATAAGAGTTGGCAAACAGATTTAGCAAATCCGACACCTGCAAAGGGGACAAAACACCCGCAACACGATCGCACGAACGCATCATCAACGGTGAAGCAAAACTCGCATTAAAAACAACTTCCTGCTTAATACTGTTTCCTTCTGTTTCA